GAAGAGTTGACTCACCAGCATCTGTTGCGGTCACATACAGGGCTGCAGTTGAGCTGTTGTTGATCTCGTTGACCATCGCAGCTACCGTGGCGTGGAAGGAAGATGTGTAGACAACTGATCCGTTTAGACGAATGATGAGTCTAAATGTTGAACCACTGTTAATAACCTGAACGGTCAATCCACCACTGTTTGCCCATTCGCCAACACCGGAAGCAGTCAGCGTCATAACTGTATCTGGAGTTGCATCCAAAAGAGCCTTGGTGGCTGCATCTGAACCGTCTGCAACAACACGCGATACATAGCAACGTGCACCACCCTCTTCAAAGAAGGTCTGAACCGTCTGATAAAGATAACCGCTAGCGACAAAACCGCCATAAATTGATTCGTAGTCAGCGAAGCTAGAAATTAGCTGCGCCGTACCAGACGGCCCACGCTCAGCAACACCAGCAAAAAAAGCCGTTGCTGTGGGCGTGAGATTTGCGGTCGTTGGTCCAGTTCTGACCGCTGTACTGATTACTATGCCTGGCATTTCTTTCCTCCGCTCCCTTTTATAAGGAATAGGCGCACTTAAAACCTAATTGATTATAGTGATTCATCTTGCTCTGTAGGCGCAACCTCAGTAGCCAATTCTTCGGATGGCTGCTGTTCAATTTCTGGCTGAACCTCTTCTACTGTCTGTTCCTGCTCAACTGGGGTTGTTGATTTTTTCTTCTTTTGGCTGTAGGTAGACTGATCTCCAGATGATTCTGGTATTTCTGTTATTACTTTAAGCCAGCCTTTTTTTATGCAGGCCTGCAGAACAATGCTTCTACTGAAAACCATTGCAACCTCACGAGGACGCATGTATTTACCATTTTCGGAAACCAACACAGTTTTGTTTGAAACATTGACAACTTGAGTCATTCCAGCATAATCAGAGCCAGACTGTGGATCACGCGTTCCGATTGATATAAACATTTCCATAACTACTCCGATGCCAATTCGTTTATTGTCATGACTTCTGTGTCTATTTCAGCCACAACGCCAATGTTTTCTCGAGCAACAACCTCTTGTAATCTTAAATCATACGCTATGTATGCGCCGGCTAGGACACGGTCGCCTTTTAGTAAAGTCAAATCTGAATACTCTTCAGAAATTGTTGATTCGTCTATGTATGAATCCCTGCCTTCGTGCGCCCTATTTAGGCACGGCCGGTCAAGTATTGCCGATCTAACCACGGTTGTAAGTCTGTCGCGCATGATGGTTACATCTTCTGAACCCTCTGTACGTACCCAAATATATGTCCTCATGCCATAAACAACATCATAAATAGGATCTGTTCCCATAAATCCGATGCGAGTAAAACTTTTTGTTGATATTGCAACAGTTATCAAAGTTGGCCACTGATCAAGGGCCAGCGGCTCATATGTCAAGTATTCCTCTGGACTTGGAAGCTTGTAGTCGTCAATATTCCATCCGTTGCGATACCTGACCAAGCGAGCTGGAATATCAATTTTTAAATAATCATTGACGTACTGCTTTGCAAAATGTGGTCCGTACATCAACTCAGCAGACATTAGACAACCTCCCCATCGGCTATCCACGCAGCTAAGTCTTCGGATGTTTTCTTGGCAAAACCTATTGGTTCAAAAACAATTTGACGCTTAGCCATATTTGTGGTTCCATATTGATGGAACTTCGCATACTCAACATCTGTTCCGAATGTTGCGCTGGTTGGCCTAATGCTATTTGCTGGCCCGCGCAAATCAGTGAGGCTTCTGAAAAGTCTTCCAGTTCTAACCATTGGAGGAGACCCTGGGAAGTTGATAGCTTTCCATGCCGCATAAGCGGTGTCTAGCGGCTTCCATCCACCAGCAGGAAGTCCACCTAGTGCAAAGTTGGCCGCATTTGCAGCTTGCAGTCCAAGTCTTGCCTTCTCAAAGACAGGCATAAAGTTTTTACTTCTCGCTTCCATAGCAAAAAGTTTTTTATACGCTCTTGACGCATCCATTGATGCGTTAATTATTAATGACATTACGCAATCCTTCTGCGCTTATATCTCTTAACAGCCATAAGCTCTTTTTCCAAGAAACCGGTCTCAAGTGGCGCAACATTACGTGGATTTAGATCCTTCACGCCAACAACATCATCATGCATGTTCTGCATTTCTCTAGTTGCAGCACGCAAAATCATTAACTTGAAAGCTTTAACTGATGAGCCATCTAGGCCACCGTCATACTCAACCGTAACAATGTCGTTTGGAAATGCCCTGTATAGCTCCAAGCCATAGCGACGGACTATGTAGTCTCTTTCAGCGACTTGAGCTATTGGGGAACCTTCTGGATTGGTTATTGTCACTGACTCAACTGAAACAACTGGAGTGTTTCTTAGGTAAACAGCAGCTGGTGGCTGAATATATGGAAGTACATTTCCTGTTGTGTCAAGGCTGTAGTCATAAAAAAACGAGGAAACTGGAACTCCTTGAAATTCAGCAGTAACCGAATATTCTTCAGTGAATGTTTGTACCTCAACTGGTCTACCCAAGAACATCTCAAGTTCGCTCTGCAAACCTTCAAGTACCAACTCTGCGGCATCTTCCTGACGGTTCGTCAGGCTAATATCCATGTAGGTTTTTAATTCAGCAATGCTAACTAGCATTATGCACCACCCTCAATTATGGACTTAGCCACGACGCGTAAGGTTCTCGCGGCCTTCTCTTGCGAGCGCACGCCCCTGACCCTGCTGTGTTCTTACGCGCTGACCACGACCATACTGTAGGCGGTCGGCTATACGTCGCAATGTATAAGCAACTGCTCGTCGCCACCAAGACGGCTTCTGCTCGCCATCTAGCTCAATATCTTCAACATCATTAGGTGTGACCATTGCATCCTCCAGATGCGAATCTAAACATAATTAGATTATCATCTTTGTTGGCTATCTATATTTATCTGTCCTTATTCGGTGGTCGCTCAATAACTGTTTCCTCAGGTTGCTCAATAGTACCTGGTGGAGCTTCAACTGGCACCCATGCTCTAGAGTATTTATGCTCCTTTACATTTCTTGTTTTGAGCACAGAACCGTCCATCATTAAAGTTATTTCTGCGTAGCTCATATTAAGCATATCCTTAATCTCGTCAGGAGAGTATTTGCGCGAGTGAAACAACTCACGAACAATCTGTGACATATATTGAGCAAGAATAATACCTCTTCCTCTATTAAGGCGCAGATGCATTAACATGGCATCGGCTGTGTCAACATCTTCAAATATTACAGGCACAAGTTTTTTATCTCTTTTAAGAATGCGTTTGTCTGTTTGGGCACATACCCAACGGTGGAAACCATCAATGATCTCTAATGAGTCTTTTTTAACAATAATTGGAGCAAACCAGCCGTAGTCATTAATAGAGTCGGCTATTACTTGGAGGTCAACCTTCAGGCAGTGCGTTGCCCTCCATGGAGCTGGCTTTATTGAATCCCACTTTATATATTCAATTTTCATCGTGAATCATCCTGATAGTCGAGCGAATCTAATTCGGCCATTTCCTGTATTTTTTGCATTTCAATGTTGTACGCCCGTGTGCCTGGCCCAATCGGGCTCACAGATGTCATGCTGAATTCATTCAATAAAATGTTTCTAATTAACCAATGAATCGGGTATGAGCGTGGATCTTTTCTGTGCTTTTTGCGGAACTCCGAAGCAAATGCCATTGCCCGTTGGTTGAGACCGGGTGTAAGAACATTCTCTTCAATGCATCGCTTTACGCCACTCCACTCTTCTTTGGCATATATCATTATGACTTTTTCAATGTCAAAGTCTGGCCACCAGCGACGCTGTGCATCAACCTGTGGAAAGCATTCTACGAGTCTGTCGTAAAATTCTGGCTCCGTGACTACGACGTCACCGATTCGCCTAACTGCAACAGCATGGAGTGGAATACCAACACGAGAATTACTTCCCGTAAGACTGGCCAAGTCGTAATATTCACAGTAACTAGCTTTATGCTCTTCTGTAATGAATTTGAACACATCATCGGTTGTCCAGTCGTATATTACCTTTGCAAAGCGCAACGGTATATTTGACTTCATTTTATATGGAATAACGATATAACTCTCATGAAGTTTTTGTACGCACGACCTATAGCGGATCATTGACTCATTTGCCCTGACGCCAGTTATGTAGGCAACTCGCCCCTTTTTTCCCTGCATCGTGTAGTAGTCAATTGATTGAGGAATTGGCTTGTTCGGATCAAGTCCAAAGTGTTCTGCCCTTATTGCCCACTTTGGGATATCTCTAATGAGCCGATTTTGCTTCCGGCGCTTCTCGGACCAGAGAAGACAGTATTCCCTTCGCCCAAGAACCCATATTTCCTGACCCTGAGGGAGGCAGTACCACTCCATGTCAACCCAGTCGTAATTACGTACTTCCTCAATAAACTTAATTACAAGATTGCTAACCATCTCCTCGTCTCTAAAGATGACCTTTACTGGCCCAAGTCCTCGCTCCTCGTG